AAAAAGCTGAGTCCACCCTTTGCAACTGAAACGCTGTGCTTAACGATCTTTGCGCCGCATTTACAGGGACAGTCTCTCCCCGCCAAAAGATTCCTTGCTTCGTGTACGCTAAGGGTGCTGCTAGACCGTTTCCGGGATATGCTGGCATTGTGTTCTCCTTACCAACTGCCTACGTTGGCCGTTCCGTTAGTGTTTGTGAATGGCTCTCCACCGTTGAAAGGGGCATTCATGCGAGCTTTGGTGAAATATAGATCGACAAGGTGACGGTCCATAATCCTTGCCTGACGAAGCAAGTCTTTGTACTCTTCGTGATGAGCTTTTGCGAGAAACTGCCAATTTGCTCCAGACCCGCGCTCCATATCGTCGCCCTTGGAGGCTTCCTTAAATAACGCTACCATCTCATAAGTTCTCTGTTTAACGATTTCATCTGTGAGCGGAAATGGGAGAGCGTCTGTCGGATTTATAAGAGCAGGCCAATTGCACTGGCACATAAACGTGTAGCTTAATTGGCTAACTGGATGGGGCCACAATTCTACGAGCCACTGACCATATGTAGCACTTCCAATTCGCGTGTCTGGTCCAAAAGGAACTACATACTCAGGCTGATCGAAAATCTCGCGCTGTGAGTCTTCTTCGGCCAAGTCAATCTGCGTCATATCGGAGAAATTCAACGCTTGATTATTTTGTGTGTCGCGAATGTTGTACCACCGCTTGAAGTTAACAGGTGCAGGGTAGTAAGCCTGATAAATCATGTAGTTAGACGCAACCTGCGGCGGCTCAGTCCAAATTCTGTCTATAGTGATTGTAGCAATTAGTGTCACCGAAAATGTCGCTGGAGTTCCACCCTCTGCAAAAGTGATGTACGGGGCAGTATAATTATTCCCCGCCGTCACAAGCACAGGTGGGAGAGTTACTGTTCCGTTTGCATTTACGGTGATAGAAACCGTTCCACCTGCGCCTAATCCTGGGTCAAGAACAGGAATAATATATTTTCCGGGAGTTTGGCCAGAGCCAGAAGTCAACACAGTCGCGTAGGCAACAGTTCCGTTGTTTCCTAGCGCGATGATGGAATATAGGCTGTATGAGGGAACACGAATCTGTTGCTGAGTAAGCAATGGAGGATAGGGAACGGTAGCTGTCCATGCCGCCGTTGCTACCGCATCAGCCGTAATTATGTTTGTGAATGGTACTACTGTGATCGTTCCGGGGCTAAGGAATGAAGTGTTTGGACCACCAAGCAGTGAAGGCGTCAACCATCCTCCGGTTACGCACTGGAAACTAAAGACATTCTCGTTTTGTATCTTCTGAAATGCTTCATTGATCCTTGTTTTTGCCAACCCAAGGTTCATACCTGCAATTCCAAGAATTTCCTGATACATGTTCTGGAAGGCCATTTATATAGCCCCCATTGTGGTAAACTTGTTGTAGTTTAGTGCGGCTAGACACCGCACGATGGAGGATATTCCATGAGCGACCTGCTTCAACAGGTTGTCCAGCCGCAACCTAATCCTATCACTATTTACATTTACGGACTTGTCGATCCGAGAACAAATTGTGTGCGCTACGTTGGCGAAACTAAATGCCCACACAATAGATACACTCGGCATTGCGCTTACTCTAATCGCCAAAGAATAACCGAATGTACCACTTGGATTAACGATCTCATTGACAATGGTTTGCGACCTTGCATGACCATACTCGAATCTTCCACGACTGAGGAATGCCATATAGTAGAAAAGAAATGGATTGCCTTTTTTAGTTCTATTCCCGTCTATCCTAAACTCACAAATAGCCTCGCTGGAGGAGGATATTACCCTCGTCCATCTAGCCAACTCGGTAGACGCTCTAAAGAGACAAAAAAACGTGGGGTGCATCGTCATCTTGTTGAGCAACCTAGCGGCCAATCCTACAAAATTATTCCGCTTACTCGTGGGATGAACACAAACGTGAGCGTCTTTAGTTACGAGTTCCTTTCTCAATGGAACTGGATCGCCGTAAAACCTAATAAAAAAGGAGGATGGTACGCTGCTAGGCGCGATTCCTCCACAGGTAGAAACCGCACGATTTTCATGCATGATGTTCTTCTTCCAAATGCCTCCAGAGTGGATCATATTTCTGGGGACACTCTTGATAATCGCCTTGATAATCTTCGCCCAGCAACCGCAGCACAGAATGCTCATAATCGAAAAACTCCATCCACGAATAAATCTGGCTATAAAGGCGTGTCTTGGTACGAACCGACGCAGAAATGGCTTACTAAGATTTGTTTCAGGAGTGAGCAGTTTCATTTGGGGTTGTTCACCGATCCGATCGAAGGGGCGAGATGTTATGACAGGAAGGCGATAGAACTCTTTGGCGAGTATGCACGCACTAACTTTCCCGTTTCTGAGTACGTTAAGGAAAAATTTGTCATAGAATCTTCCAAAGTTAGCAGAAGAACAGGTCTTAAGAAAAGGAATTCTAGCTCTCAATTTACGGGAGTGTGCTATGCAACGCGAGAGAAAAAATGGCTGGCAACGATATGGAATTCTGGAAAGCAGGTACGTCTCGGAATGTTTGTCGAGGAAGAAGAAGCGGCACGAGCTTATGACCGTTTTGTGATCGAAAACGGTGTCACGGATGCTCGTCTCAATTTCGCCCGCTCCGATTACGATTGACACGCATACTCCTCACTTGCCTGCTACTCTCTTTTTCGCTGTCCGCTTCTTTCCGCCCACCGTACTCATGCCCTGCTTGTGGACGCCGCCTGTCTTCTTTCCTGCTACGCGCTTCTTGTCTGGAAGGTTGTTTTCCAGATACATCCGTTTACGAATAGCGGTTTTTCTCTCTTCAGTTCCAGGGTCCGTACTCATGATGTCGTACATCTCACCCTTAGCAGCGTCCTGTTTTGTAGCCTTTGGGTTCCTCTTGACGTAGCGATAAACGTCTTGCTGATCGTTGGCGGTATCACGCATCCTCTTTGCTTGCTGAGAACGCATACTCTTGCCTTCGGCTTTTACGTCAATATCATCAGCCATAGGAATCTACTTCCCCGCCCGTTTCCGCGCCACTCGCTTGCCGCCAGTCCGCCCGCTTCCGCTGACCTTTGTCATGTGGCCCATAGGGTATACCACATCCGGTCTGCCGTTGCTTTTGCTTCCCGCTCCGACTAGGTGTTTCCTAGAGCCTGCCTTTGGCTTTGCCATCAGCTACCTCTTTCCAGCTACGCGCTTCCTACCGCCCTTTTTCTTGTTGGACGGTATCTTTTCCGATAACAACGGATTTGTTTTCGATGCGACCTTCTTTTTAGCCATGACTGTTCCCTTCCGTCTGTTGAAATTTCGATTCGACATACCTCATTACTTGAGGATCGTCTTGTGCGATGCTTTCTTCCCGCGTCCCTTGCCCTTGCCACCTTTGTGAACATGAATCGTGCTGTGGCCTTTGACATGATGGTTTGCTGCTACCGTGTGCTTAGCGTTCCTTGGTTCGGAAGCCTTGTGAATTTTTGCTTTTCCTAAACCTCTGTGCATTTCAGTTCTCCTTTGTTTCTGATTTTTCTACCGCTCCTGTTAAAACGCCCTCCGTAGGTTTTACCCTTCCGGGCCTACAGAGGGCGTCAATTGTCTGCAATCACCGGGAGAGGGAAAGACAGACCTTGTGTTGAAACTCGTTAAGCCCCACCAATCACTGTCAACTGCACCGACTTCGTTGCGATACTGGCTCCGCTTCCTAATGGAACCCATCCTGGAGTGCTTGTGAGAGAGAACGTGTACCAGAAAATCGCCCATGTTGCCGCAGTTGCAACACCACCAACCGGAACAGGAACGCCAATATAAGTTCCGTCTGTCGTCACGGCAAGTCCAAGCACAGCATCAATATTAAACGGAATAAAACTTACCGAAATAATATCGCCTGTGGTCTGGTTATAAGAAGCAGTAGGATTACCGTATCCCACAAAAACCTGACGGTTTCCAGTATGGATCGGGTACTTCACCGGGGTTAGCGTGTTGAGAATCATTTCCGCTCCTTATTTCCGAGAACTGCGGGGTGGATATTCCTACCCACCCCGAATGCGCGATTAGTCTTGGTAGATTGGCGAGTCCATTTGAATCTTAAACGGAGTTCCAGCAGGCGGCGTAGTTGGCAGTGGATCGAGAACGTTGCCGATTGCGAACGGTCCATAAGTTGCGCTCGATGAAGCCATCGTTCCGTTTGGCGATGAACTCTGCACGATAGCAAACTGCTGTGCCGTTTGAGTGGCGCTTGTGCTTTGTACTATCACAGTCGCCACACCAGATTCCTGAACAAAGCCATAGTTTCCAGGAGTGATAGAATTCAAGAACACTACCGGATGGACTGGTCCTACTGCCGCTGCCGTGGCAGAACTGCTCAAGGCAACGTCTGCGCTGGTAACAATATTCTGGCTGATTCCCAACTGCGCCACAACCGTGCCTGGAGTTCCGCCAGTTGCTAATGTGAATGTTGGAGGCGAAACGTATCCCTGCCCACCATTGACCACAGTAGCTGTTATCGCGTTCGCAGCCGTTACGATAACCTGAATGATTGCACCCGATCCTCCGCCGCTGCCTACATTTGCCGCAACAGTATAGGTGCCGATAGTCTGACCGCTACCCTGGGTCAAAACCACCACACTCTTTACCGATGATCCTGAGCGGATAAAGCCAACGGTTCCCGTCTTCACGTTCGCCGCCGTCGCGCCTGAATCAACCTGCACATAACGGTAACGACCGCTATACAGAAGGCCGTTGGTCGGATAGGACGCACCAGCAGCTTCGTCATTTGTCAAGTCGAAGTAGTCGCCCTGATTCAACCCGCCAGCGTTGTACGGGAAGCCGGTATTGCTATCCCCCTGCCCCGACTGGTACGGGGAGTTTACGTTGTTGATGCAAAGCCATGTAGGAAGTGCAGGCTGAAATGGCATCTTAATCTCCTTAAACTACTTCGTTTTTTCCTGTTCCGTCACCTTACAACGGATTAACCGATTGACGTAAAGCCGAAAGCGTATGCATTCTGTCTCGGTTGTACGCAATACAGGTTCGTCGCCAACCGCATAAAGATCGTGTCCACGCTAACGTTGTTCCACTGGCTCGTCCTGCGCACTCCGAAGTTCCATCCAGGCTTGTCCGTTGTACGCAACTTGAACGTCTCAGGCGTCAGGAAGTAAATCGCTTCCGAAGGCTGAATGTTCGCGTTCGATGGCAAACCGGAGTTCGTTGGCGAAGTCGTAACCGATGCGCCTGACGAGTTGACAAACTGAGGAGTCGTATAGGTAATGGTTGTCGTGTTCGATCCAACGCCGTCCACCAAACTCGTGTTTCCAGATGCTCCACCTGTTGCAAGCGGAATGTAATACTGCGCAACAGCCGAAGGAGCCAGAGGATCGGAATAAATCTGCGTACCGTTGAAGTCCAGAGCATCCCACATGATGTCGTGCTTCGTGTTCGAGATGTCTCTGCGATAAGCGTCAAGAGCAATCGCAATTGCCTTGAATCCGAACACGTTTGTGATGCCCAGCTTCGGTTTTCCACCCACCGCCTTGCACTGCGACCAGATTTGCATCAATGAACCGAAGTTGATTTGTCCCGGTCCTGACGTTGCAGGTGCGGCCACAGTTCCGGTTGTTACCTGTTGTCCAAGGTAAAGCGGTGTCACGTTGATTGCAGCACCTACCGCGCCGTTTCTGGCTTGCTGTCCGTAGCTCTTGTAGATATTGCCATAGAGCGAAGGATCAATGCCGTTATTCAATGCTTCGTCCAAACCGTTCGATACTTTGTAACGGTTATCCGAAACAGTTGGAGACGATTGCTGTCCGTGACGGAATGCATCCATCTCCAGCATTGTGTTGATCTGCATCACCAACGCTTCCATAAAGATCGCGTAGATGTCACAAATCCGCGCAGGACCAGAGTTAATCACACCGCCCTGTCCTGAGCCGTCGTCCATCTCCCAGTCGTCCATCGGGAACCATGAAGCGTAGCCCTTCTCATAGAACTTCAGCTTGTCGGTAATTTGCTGACGGGTCACAGTGATCGTCTGACCTGGATTCACGCCAGCGCCCTGCGGACGACCGTACAGGAAGACTTCCGTTATACCTGCGCCGCCAAGATACGGGTCAGCTACACCGGCACGGCGTAACTCTTCCATGAAAGGAGTCCCGACGAAGAAGTTATTCCAGACCACCTCTTTGCGGACGCTCTCTAGGTTTGTGGAATCAATTTCGCCGAAGGTTGGATCGGTCGGTGTAATTGGCATTTTCGTTTCCTTTCAGCGATTTACGCTGTTTTTCTGAATCTTCCGCTTACGCTACAACTGCTTGTCTTTCTTCCAAAGCCTTGTGAATGTTGTCCAAAGATGTTTGTCTACGCTCGGCTTGAGTCATCTTGGTCGGGTCTTTGCGCTCACCCGCCTTAGTTGCTCTTTGCAAATCGGAGAACTTCGATGATCCTGGAGGCAACTTCGTATCAGGATTGCTACCGGCCTGCTCCGCTCTCAATCTTTCCTTGGCCGCAAATTCAGCCTTGAGTTTGTCGGTCTCTTCCTTGTACTTTGCTTCCCTCTCAGCTACAGCGGCGGCGGCTACGGCATCGTCATGGGCCTTCGCTGCTGCTAGACGCATCTCTTCTTTCTTCTCCGCAAACTTGAAAATCTGAGAGGCGTAGGTTGCAGGGTCTTTGAACTTGTTGGCCACAGCCTGCCGTAGGAGTTCGGTAGGCGAGATCGGCATTGGCTTGCCGTAAAGCGTTTGGTACTCCCACTGAATATTGGCCACTGTTCCAAGAGAAGTTCCTAGTTCGTTGCGAACATCATCAATTGTGAATGTGGGAGTTCCAGGAGTCTTTGGAGCGGGAGGAACTACAGATGCTGCGGGAGGAATGAATACTGGAGCGTCTTCCGGCTTGATGTTGAGCGTACTTAAATAACTTTCTCTCTGAGCCTTGTAGAACGCTGCTTCCGCTGCTGCATCCGATGCGGCTTTGGCCAATTTTGCCTTTTCCGCTTCCCATGACGCGATGCCGGGATTATAAACATTATCCCGAAAATCCGCCCAACCTCTTTCAGATGCCTCTGCTGCCTCTCTTGCTACTCTGGCAGCTTCGGCGGCGGCTTCCTGTGCTTTCCGATCCGCTTCCGCCTTTGCCGCTAAATCTTTTGCGGCCTGTTCTTTCTGTGCGGCAGTCTGCTCGATATTGGAAACGTAACTGGTAAGCCCACTCATGGCTTTCGCGTCAAGAGCATCAATCTGCTCCTGAGTCCAGCCCGAATTCTTCAAAACTTCTGCTAATGTCATGTTCACTATTCTCCCGGATTTTCCTTTGCGTTAACCTACTTGAGGTTGCTGCGAAATCGGAGTCGGCTGAGAAGGCGTAACCATTGCCGTCTGTGCCTCTCCTATCGCCTGTACAACTTTGTTCATCTGTGAAGCAATCTGAGGGTACGCAGATGCGATTTGCTGCGCTACCTGCGACCATTGGCCGAGCAATTGTTGGATTTGATTGGCTGGACCTTGCGATGGAGGACCGCCCTGTGGTCCACCTTGAGGGGGTGGAGGGGGAGGACCACCCGCAGGCGATCCTCCTTGATCTGGCGTTGGTGGCATTGCTGGTGTAGCCATTTCGTCTCCGTCTAACGGTTAGTGGCTACCAACTACGCCTTGATTGCGCTCTTCTTGCTGTGACGCTTGCCGCCTCTGCGCTTGCGACCAGAAACCTTCTTCACGTGCTTTTTGCCTGCAACCTTGTGACGGGCCATGATGATTCTCCTTTGTGTGGGTTACGTTTGTTTGGAGCAAACGAAAATGGCGGCTAGGCCATAATCGCCTAGTCGCCAGTTGTTCCCAATAAGGGGGCCGCGTGCTAATGTGTTGACGCTGCTACTTCTCTACGTCTTAAAAAGGAATAGAACAAAACAAACGATTTGTCAAGCACAAAATGAAAGATTCTTAGTTTTCGCTCTTTATTCTCTGTATTTGGGGGTGAAAAGTGGTACAATGGGGTTGTGGAGGTTCGAGCCTCCGCACACTTAACGCTTAGGAGAGCGCCAAATGCCAACCCCATCTGCTCCATCATACCGCAACCGACATAAAATAAACCTAGAAAATAAGACAAAGAAATGCTCTCGCAATCCCTGTGTTAATGGCGATCCATGGCAACCTTGGGACAGTTTCTATATTGATGACAAGTCCAGTACAGGATTATCCTCCGCGTGCAAGGCGTGCCTCGTCGCCAGTTGCAGAAAGTGGCATGAGGATAATAAAGATGCGGTGAAGAAACGAGCAGCATTACGGATAGCGTCCATACGTGGCGACGATGGAGAGCCTAAGAAAGATAAGAAGTCAAAAGAATGCACCATGTCTGAAGTGAAGCGGGTTCACTCTGATAACGCTTTAGAAAAAATCTGTCCAGACGCGAATTGCCCATACGGGGGTAAACCTCAACCTCTAAATAACTTCTATAAAAACGCAGCGCGATACGATGGGCTTCAAAATTACTGCAAGGAATGCAATAGACGTATAAACGATGAACGTAAAGCGACACGTAGAAAACCAGTTGAGTTCGGCGACAAAGTTTGCACTATCTGCAAAATAAGCCAACCTGTAGATAATTTTACTCCTTCTACTGTCGGAAGAGATGGGCGGTACCCTAGATGCAAGTCTTGTGTCGCCAAACTTTCAGCAGAATACTATACCCAAAATTTTGATTCTGTTAGTTCGCAGAAGAAACACCACCGAACTGTTGTGAGAGATAGAAATGCCGCAAAGTTGCAAGAATATTGGAATTCCTTAGCCTCCGGTGGAGAAGAGAAATATAAGATATGTATCGATTGTGGAGGAGAGCCGCAACCGTATAGCAATTTCCACGTAAATCTTGAATTTAGTGATGGACTATCTAAAAAATGTAAGCCATGTTTAAGAAAGAGCGATAATGACCGCTATCACAGGAACCGAGAGAAAAACTGGGCTAAACATATTGTATCCTCAATCAAAGCGAGGGCACTTAAGAATAATCTATTGTTCAATATAGACGAATCCGATCTACAGAATAAACCGGAATATTGTCCTTTTTTTGGAGTCAAATTAGACTACATGGGAGGACCAGACAGGAGACTGTGGGCGAGTGTAGATCGAATAATACCAAAGATGGGATATGTAAAAGGAAACATTAGAATCATTTCAAATGCTGCTAATTATGCCAAACTAGATGGCGACGATTCGATATTCGCCGCCATAAAGTTATATCACTCTCTTTGACGAACTATAGAATCTTGTCTCCGATGTTAATGAGTTCGCGGATTTGAACAGACTGAGCCTCTGTCAACTTCGTCTTTTGCTCCACATTTATCCCCTGCACCGCTCCATTGTTGTAAAGCGTGATTGATTTTCCGCTAGTCTTTATCGACTTCAAAACATCGTCCAGTTCTGATGCGCTCGCCTCTACGGAAAATTCTGTCAAGAGATAATCTCTCTGCACCTTAACTTTTATTGCCATTCCCTCTCCTTAGTCGTTTGTTTTCTGTTACTTACCGGCCCATTCGTTCAGCATGTCGCATACGTGTTTTGCGTCTTCTTTGTCGAGTCCTACCGAGATTGGAAATTCTTTCATTCCGTCTTTACCGCAATCTACGTCTGCACACAAAGCAATTTTATTGAAAAGCCATGGAGCCACTCTCATCTTTCCCTTGATCTTGGGTCTTGGTATGCGTAATTCCATCTCTCTAGGACTCCTTCACTGTTGTGCGTGGCGCTCCACCTGCTCCACCCTTTTGAGACAACTTTGGCGGGCGTTGCCCCGAAGGAGGCCGTCCACCTGCGTGTAATCCTCCGCCTCCACCCTTGCCTCCACCGCCGCCCTTACCTCCACCTTCCTCTGGCGGTTGGATACCGAGCTTCTTCATTTCCTCCTGCGCCATTGCCATACCGATGAGCTTGGCCTTGGTTAGTTCCTGTTGCTCCTTAAAATATTTCTTCATCTCGTCTTTGGGATTTGCGATGTCCAGCTTCTCCATTGTTGTTTCCCAGCTAACCGGGCAATCAGGCTGGCGCTTGAGTTGAAGCCACTTCATTTGCTCCTGGATTTGTGTGATCTTCAACAGCGTACTCGGCACGGAAATCAACCTTAGTTTCCGAACAAAATACTTTGCCCTCGTCAGTCTGTCGTACATTGACGGCGTTGTGGGGTACATATTTCCGTTTATGAACTCGTCAGGTAAATGGCT